GGTTCCCCTGTTGGGGCGATTGTAGTAGCGACCCAAAAAGGGTGGCGTGAAGACATTCCCTTTGACGAGGATGGGATACCACGTATGGCGTGGTCCCGTGAACAGTCCGATAGTATCGCGGCTGACTCCGAATGGGATATGGTGGAGTTCGCAGAAATAACCCTCCTACTTAAGGAGCCAAAAGGAAATAAAGACTCAGAGGCATTTGGGTTCCCTATTGGCGGTAGCAATTACGCTATCGGTCGTATTAATGTGAGTAAGAACGCTTACCGTTCCACCTTTAAGAGGTTGGCTACGTTCGCGGCCTTCAATAAGAGCATCCCGCTAAATAGCAAAGTGTGGACCTTCACTAGTGAGGTCCTCAGTAAGGGTAAGTATTCATGGCATAACCCTTCCCTTACAGCTTCTGCTGAAGAGGTTGACTCTGCTGTAACTGAGTTTCTCGCAGACTTTGGTATTTAATATTATGTCTGACCAAAACGAGACCTCTAAGACAGAAGAGATCCTTACAACCGAGTGCGATATGCTTGATGGTATGATCTCAGACCTTGTAGCCAAACACGAGGAGGGTGCTCAAGCTATTGAAAAGCTTACCGTTGTTAGGGACGCTCTTCGGGACAAGATCGATTCAACCACCAACGACTAGTATAACCAAAGACCGCTCCGCTTCATTTTCCGGCGGGGCGGTCTTTTTTTGCCTACATATATTATGGAAACGTATGCCCTTGATTTTGAAACATATTACGACAAGCAATGTAGTATAAAGAGCTTAGGCCCTTTAGGCTACTTTGCCCACCCCGAGTTCGACGCCTATATGGTATCAATCGTTGGAGACAACGGTTATGAATTCGTAGGACACCCTCGCGACCTAGATTGGTCTATATTAGAGGGGTCAATAGTCCTTAGCCACAACGCTAGCTTCGATGAGACGCTTTACCTTTACGGAGTCACCCAAGACTGGTGGCCTGAGATTAAACCACACGCGTGGTATTGCACCGCTGATATGGCCGTCGCTTGCGGCTTGCCTCGTTCACTTAAAAACGCGACTGCCCAAGCCTTCGATATAAAAGTGTCTAAGGAGACGCGAAACACTATGTCGGGCAAGAGATGGGAAACCATGACTGAAGATTTCCGAAAGGAAGTAGAGGAATATGCCCTTAAGGACTCCGTTCTTTGCCTCCGACTTTGGCAGGAATACGAACCTAACTGGCCTCAGTTTGAGCGGGATGTTAGCCGGATGAACCGGAACGTCGTCCAAAGAGGACTACCTATTGACGTAGACTTAATGGAAAAGAATCTACAGACGGTCCGGCAAAAACTATTTGAAACCGAAAAAGCTATCCCTTGGGCGGACGAGAAGCCACTCCTGAGCCGTAAAGCTTTCGACCACGAGTGCATGAGGATTGGTATTGAACCACCTGTATCCCTCGCTCAGACAGACCAAGACGCTCAAGAATGGATTAGGAGGCATGGACATAAATATAAATGGATTGAGGCCGTGTCCAATTACCGGAGAGTCAACTCTCTAATCAAAAAAATCGAAAGCTTCGATGTCGCCACTATGCCTGACAATAGGTATTACGGGGGTATCATGTATTTCGGCGGACATACCGGACGCTTCAGTGGGAGTGGTGGGAACCTAAACTTACAGAACATGCCCAGAGACCCTATGTTTGGTGCTAACATACGACACATGATTGCGGCACCTGAAGGGCGGACCTTAGTTGCATCGGACCTATCCAACATTGAAGTCCGCACATTGTGCTGGTTAGCGGAGGATAAAGAGACCCTCCGCGAGATCGAGAAGACTGAGGACATTTACGAGGCCTTCGCTATTCGTTTTGGTCTGTGGTCTAAAGACAAGGGGGTCCTGAAAAAAGAAGATATTAAACTACGCCACAAAGTTAAGGCTTTGGTATTAGGGTGTGGGTATGGGGCAGGTGCAAATAGATTTGCCCAAATGTATGATATGCCGATTGAAGAAGCAGAACAAGCTGTGGAGACATACCGATCAAGGTTATCGCATATCCCTAAATTCTGGCGTGATTTATCTAGTGGGTTGAAAGCCGCTCACGGGATAAGTTCCCCTTACATTCTCGACCTACCTTCTGGGCGCAGCCTCAACTACGGCATGCTAAAGCCATCTAAAGATGATATGGGGAGGACCCAGTATTCTGCCCTCATGAACCGAAATGGACAAAGGATGTCTATGAAGCTTTGGGGAGGTGTGTTAGCCGAGAACCTGTCCCAAGCAATGGCCCGTGACGTCCTCTGCTACATGATGCTAGAAATCGAAAAAGCGGGCCTTGAAATCATATTACACGTTCACGATGAAGTAGTTGTGGAGTGTGATGAGGACAAGGCTGAAGAAGTTCTGGACACCTTAAATAAAATCATGTCAACTCCACCAGAATGGTGTAGTGACCTCCCCCTAGCCTCCGAAGGATATATCTCTAAACACTATAAAAAATGAAGTATCGATACATTGAAAACCTAAGACATAACGTCGCTCACTCCTCTAGCGACGTCTCAAAACTAAAAAGCAAAGCCCCTCAGTTCACCTCAAAACAGAAGTATAGACAGTGGTGCGCCGACGCGAAAACCAAACACGTCTTTTACACGTCATGTGAAGGAAGGACCCCTTCAAAGCGTATTAGCAACGACAACCCCGTTAACATGCTTAACGGTCTGGTCGCTGACTACGACGCCTCAGTTGACTGGAAGAACATTGACGATGACATCTCCGCTCGATTTGGGCAGAACCAACCCACATGGAGGTCTAAAACTAAGTCAGGGTATATGAGGTTAGTGTGGGAGTTCGCTGAACCCCTCCCCATCGCACCTGAGTTATTTGACACCTTCATGCGGCACATCAGCAAATCACTCAAGATGAGTCAGGCGTTTGCTGGTTTCGATAGCAGTTCCCTTAGGGCGAGCCAGTATTTCGAGCTGGGTGAAGATTGGGTCAATGTAGGGGGTCAACTAGACGCAAACTTTGTCCAGACAATCCTCGCGAAAGCTGCCGCTGATAAACCGCCGCAATCTACCGAGACTTCGATCCCCATCGAGGTGGTCGCCAAAGAAGTTGAATCCCGTTTCCCGAACCGTTGGATCGGGGACTTTGAGGTAGGTTCGCGCGGGCCCCTGTTCTGGATCGATGACGGTATTGAACGTGATGGTTGTCAGGTAGTCGAGGATGGCGTGGTCTGTTATAGCGACAGAGCAGGTCGAGGTTTCATGAGCTGGGCCGATATATTCGGGTCCTCTTTCACAAAAGACTATGAGTCTAAGAAGCTAGCGACCCTACTTGACGAGTATTGGTTTAATGGGCGTAACTTTTACAAGTTGTCGTTATATGACAGTGCTATTTCTATTCCGAAAGATCAGCTCTTGTTAGAGCTACGGCAAGCAGGGTTCAGTATTAAGACTAAAAAAGGCCAGCCGTTGTCTGAGGTTGAGTCAGCTATACTTACTATATCTAACCACAACAGGATCGATGAGATCGCCCCCGTTGTTTTCAGTAACGAAAGAATAGTATCCTATAACGGGAGTCGTATACTGAACTGCGCGAATAACTCACCTGTAGAACCTGAAGTTGACGGTGACCCTACTAATTGGCCCTTTTTACATAAGTGGATTGGGCAACTGTTTAAAGACAGTGGGGATGTAAAGGCGGTAGACTATTTCTATGCGTGGCTTAAAAGATTCTATCGGGCGGCCTACGAGCGGCGGTTCGATCAAGGCCAAGCGTTGGTGTTAGTAGGTCCGACGGGTAGGGGTAAGTCTCTTTTGTCTAACCGAGTTATCGGGACGTTAGTAGGTGGCTTCTCTGATGCGAGTGATTACATCAGTGGCCAGACAAGGTTCAATAAAGACCTTGGCCGAGTAGCGGCGTGGGTCATTGATGACACGACATCCGCAGCATCTTTCCAAGACCAGAGGAAGGCTACTGAGATTCTTAAACGGTCCGTCGCCAACCCGCGAGTGGAATACCAAGCTAAGTATGCCGATGCGATGAGTGTTCCGTGGACGGGAAGGGTCATCCTTTCCCTTAACATGGACGCGAACTCCCTCTCTGTTATACCCTCTTTAGATAGTAGTAACCGAGATAAGATCATTGCTCTCCGTATTCGGGATAAGGCCGTAAGTGAATTCCCACCTAACGATAAACTAGAGGCGGTTATCAACAGCGAGCTGCCTTACCTAGCTAAGTATTTAATAGACCTTAAACTTTCACCTAAAGTTGAAGGGACGGGTCGGTTCGGAGTCAAAAGCTTTATCGATCCCTCTATTGCTGACGCCGCTTATGATAATAGTTACCGTTCAGCTATTGCAGAGCTAGTTGAGTTCTTCACTAAGCGTTGTCGTGAGATCAATACCGATATGAAAGAGTGGAAAGGGACCCTTACTGAGTTTCAGGTCTCGCTACACGATTTCAATAATGGTCGGAGTGTAGGAATGTCAAACAACCTAGAGTTCGTCCGGCGAGGAATGTGCACCTTAGAAGATGCAGGTCGGGTTAACAAAAAGATCAGACCGATAAAGTCTAAAGGCCAAGGCGGTGGTAAGCTATGGACTATCAGCCTTTCTTCTTCTTACGACATTGACTCTCAAGAGAATCGGGACGTCGTGTTGACCGTATAGGTAAGTGGTAGCCGTTGCTCATATAGGTGAAGCCGTATTCGTCGGCTTCACCTCTTTTTTTGTAGTATTTGTTTTTACCAACCCCTTTTGCGCTAGACCACCCACAAAACCATACTTTAGACAGATCTTGGTGGACGCGCATGAAAAAATAAATATCCGCCTTAAGTTCTTGGTTCTTTGATTTAGCGACGGAGGCCGAATAATGGATCATAGGGCGACCACTACAGGTCTTAGCCTTTACATCTATATTGTAACCTGTGAGTTCATAGTCGTGCGTGAACGACCTGTCCCCCACGTATACGGCCTCAGGGAAGGTGTTCCCGAAGGCAACTTCCCCTAAAAAACCAGTCATTCGGCCTCTTCCTCTAGTGAAAGAGTTGTCTAGCACTCCTAGTTGTTGTGAACGTCGAAAGGCCTCCGCGACGTCTTCTTTAGTCGGCTCATAAATAATAAACCGACTCATTTCTTACTGGGTTTTTTCTTACGTGCTTTTCTTAAAGCAGACTTACGCGACCTATACTTTGCGGTCTTCTCCGCAATCTTTTTAGGTTGTTTGACGAACTGCTTTCCAGCCTTCATACCCTTCCGCTTCTTGCGGCTAGTTCGGGCATACTCTTCATCAGTCAAAGCCTCACGCGCAGCCTTCGGCAAATACCGCTCGCCTGTCTTCAAAGACGGCTTACCGGATTTGGTTCCCCATTTCTCTCGTGTCCAGTTGTCGAGAGATCTCTGTGAAGCTTTCTTAGGCATTAGTAACCGGGGCGTTTGCGGATGATCTTCTTAGCCTTCT